TTGCCATTGTGCTTGTATTCGAACCCCTTGATGTCGAGTTCGCAGTAGATCTCGTAGATTTCGCGCTCGCGATCCTCCGGACGCCCCATCGTATTGACGGCGATGCCCTGCTGCGCGCGCTCCTCGTCCTGCAGCGCGTCGGTCTTGGGAAGAACCGCGTCAGACAGTGCGATGTCTCGGTAGATGCCGAGCAATTGCATGCGCCGAACCGTCGACGGCTTCATCATCGAGCGATGCGTGACGCGCTGCGCGTTCGCGAGGTCGGTCGCGGAGTTGTTGACGATCAGATCGTCGGCATCGACAGATTCCGATACCGGTCGATTGCGCAGCGGGCACTTGTAGACTTTCTTGAACCCGTCGCCTCCGAACCCGGCCATCATCAGCATCCGGTCGGTGTCAGGGTAGTACTCCGTCGCGACAGACGTGACGTAGTGGTTCATGTCCTGCTCGAGCGCATTCGCCAGCTCGTCGCTCAGGACGTTGGGAGACGTGGAGTCGTTCCGGATCTTGACCGGGCCGTCTGTCGGCAAAAACTCGCTGCGCGCGTTGGCGTTGAACCGCACCACCGCCTCAAGCAGCAGCGGGTGACGAACCTTGCTCATTCCCTCGACAGGGGCGCCGTCTGCGGCCCCCTGCACGTTCGGGAGTTCTATCTTCAACCCCAGCAGCTTGATGCCCTGCGCGCGATCCTCGATCCAGTCCTGGCGCGAGGTGAGGTCTTCTTCCACCCCGCGCAGCAGGTCGTCAGTGATACTTGCAAGCTCTGCGGGATCGATACGCTCTGCCAGATTGTCGAACCAAGCGAGTGGCTTCTCAGGCTTCGCTTCGCTCAGCGGCTTGCCGTCAAGAGAAATGGTGATCGATCCGTCGCCGTGCTCAATGCGAACGACGTTGTCGTTCTCGTCAACTACCGGCTGGTCTTCCCCGGCATCCAACTCGACCTGGATCTCCGCCGGAGCAGGGGCGCCAGGTTCAGGATCGGGAACGAGGCGCAGATTCGTGTTGGGGGCTAGGCCGGGCACCGAAACAGCCCCTCATCCCGCGAACAGATTGCTGGGTCGGCAATCGGGCCAGTTCGCGCGATGATTTTCATGCCCGCGACAGAGGCGCCTTCCTTGAACCCCTTCGCTGCGAGCGCGCGGAGCATCGACCCATTGACATGCACGCACGTCGGAGCGGTGCCACACAGGTTCTCGTAACACGTCCGCGCCTCGATCAGGCGCCGGATCAGGTCGATGTGCGGCGTCGAATCCATGTTCGGAGGCGTCAGGACTGAGGATGACGCGCTCACTGCAGTTTCGCCTTCGGCGCCTGGGTCGCCATCTGGTCGCGGACGACCGGAGGCATGAATTCCTTGACGAACAACTCGAGGCCCTTCATTGCCGCGCTGTTGTCGGAGTCCGCAGCGACTTTGTACTGCCGACGGAACGCGTGCGGCGGCTGCCCGGTCACGGTGACGAGGAAAAGGTACGGCCGCTGCACTCGCGAGATCAGATCTACGATGGCTTCGCACCTCGGGCGCGCGTTCTGCGGCGTCACGATCACGGATGATCCTTCAGGTAGGTCATCACGCCAATATAAACGGCAACGCCGATGAAAACCCAGGTCACGGGACACCTCGGGGTAAGTTCGTCCAGATCCTACACCACTCAGAGCAGAAACCCCAATTTCTGCATGAAGTCAATAGGATCCTTATCGCGTTTCTCGATATTGCATGGGGGACACAGCCATTGCAGGTTTGAAATGGCGTGCTTGCCACCTCTCGATATCGGCATGACATGGTCTAAATGGCGTCGTTTCTCTGGGATCTTTACGAGACAGATCGCGCAGCGGAATCTCTGTTTCTGCATCAGGCGTTCCAGCTGAGCCGACGTCACTCGCTCTACTCTGGCGCCGCGCCGTTTAGCACTTTGTGTCTTAGCATGAATTCTGCCGCGAGCCAGGGCCGCCTGCACCTGCTCTGGAGTCCGCATGGCAGCTCTAACCTTGCGCCTCGCGTTGGCTTTCTGGGAATCGTAGGTGCGCCGACGCTCCGAGTTCCTGCGTTCGCTGTTGGTTCGCTCCCATACTCGCTGTCGGCCGCGATATTTGCGCTGATTAGCTCGCATCCATGATGCGCGGCGCTCATTGGTGCATAACCTACAGGCGCGATCAAAATGTCCTCTGTTGCGCACGAAATTCCTAACGTTCAATGGTTTTTCTGAGCCGCAGCTTTTGCAAACCCTATTCATACGGAGTAAAGCGGTTCCTGCCTTCCCACGTACGCCCTTTCTTGCTCAATTTCAGCCTCCCGCTCGGGCTGGCGGATCAGAAGCCCCATATCACGCAGCTTCCGCAGCCCCATTGACGTCAAATCGACGTATTCGTCGTGTTTTCCCTTCGGAAACTGGCCGACTTGCTTGATAACCTCGTCCATCCATGGCCGGTCGGGCCCGGAGACGATGCCTTCTGCGAACAAATGCTGCACGCTGTACAGTCGCGCGGCCTTGTCCTGACTTTTCGGGTCGAAAAGCTCCACTCCGAACCGTTCGCGAGTGTACAGACGCCGTATTTCCTGCGCGACGCTGATGCCGGCCGCTTTATTTTCGATCAAAAGCGTGTCGACCTTCATCCGCACGCACGTTTCAGCCACTTTGTTGACCAGATCGTGCAGCTCCAACCGATCTGTCCATGCGTACATGCACATGACGCGCGGCGCGAACTCGGAATACGTCGAATTTTGACGGATCGGCTCGCCATCTGGCCCAATAATGCGCGTGTTGCTGGCCTGCACGTCGCCGGAAAAGATGCCCCACACGATCATTCCGGACGGGTCGTTAAGCCGATCCTCTGTGTAGGCCGTGTCGAGCGTCGCCAGAATGAATTCCATCGGTGGATACGTGTCTTTTTCCCACAGTTTCCACCATTCCCGCTTGATAATTCCGCCGCCCTTCGGCTCCGGGCGCTGCTGGATCTGACCGGCGAAGATGTACGGACCCATGGTGCGCTCAAGGCCCTGCAGCGCTTTCTCGCTGAACCTCTCGGGCCACAGGAGCTCGCCAGGTTCCGTACGCGGATCCTTCCAGCCGATCACCGTATGGAAGGAACGTTCCGGTTCGTATCTCCCAGGCAGGCACAGATGCGTCCAGCCGTCGGATTCGTGCTCAAGGATGTGCCCGGTCAGGTCGTCCTCGGCCAGCCGCTGCTGGATGATGATCCACGCGCCAGTCGCGAGGTCGTTGATACGAGTCGGCATCGTGGTCTGCCACCAGTCGATGACCTCCTGCATGCTCGCTTCGCTCGAGATGTCGTTCGCAGGGTTCGGGTCATCGATGCAGATGATGTTGCCGCCCTCTCCGGTGACGCCGGCACCGATCGAGGTGATCAGGCGCTCGCCGCCTTTGTCGTTCGAGAATCGGCTCTTCGTGTTCTGGTCGGTCGTGAGCTGGAACCGGTGTCCCCACCTGGCTTGGTACCACGGCGACTCGATCAGCCGGCGGCACTTCACCGAGTCACGCAGCGACAGCTTGTCGGCGTACGAGGCGAACAACAGCGGCACGCCAGGCCCAGAGGTGGGACTCGAGACGGGCTGCCCCCATACCCATGCCGGAAACGCTACGCCGACCGTGTCTGACTTCCCGATCCGCGGCGGGCAGTTGATGATCAACTTCTGGATCTGACCGTCGACAACGGCCTGCAGATGCTCGCATATAGCCTCGACGCACCAGCCGTCCTTCCACTGCGCCGGGTCGATGTACTTCCACGCGTTCTTCAGGAACAGGTAGAGCGATTCCTCGCAGTCAGCTCGATCAATGTCGAGCAGCTGCGCGTCCGCGTTCACAGACTGCGGATCGAATGCGCGAGGATTGAATGCCATCGCCACAGGGTAGCGGGGCGCCTCATTGACCGTCAAATGGCATACCGTCCAGGAGTCGGACCTGGGTGGCCTGCGTTCAAAGCGCAGATGGGATGCCGGCAACCCTACGGTATATGGCTGAGGGACTAGGGATCGAACCTAGAATTTCTGCGTTCAGAGCGCAGCGTCTTGCCAATTCGACTATCCCTCAATTGCAGTGGCGGGTCGTCAAGGTGTCGATCTTTGCACGGCAAGATTTGGAGGCTCGCCTGCGCGCTGGCGCACAACCCATGATTGGCGGAGAGCACTGTTGCCGCCACAGATGCCCGTGAGGACACGACGCGGTTTCCAGCCGGTCCCGCGCCTCGCGCGGTTTACTCTCCAGTATGGCGGAAGGCGGTCGGTCTTGATCCACAGTGCCGAAGCACCCGCCGGCTTTCGAAACCGGGCTGCTCTCCCGAGCAGTTCACCTTCCAATGTGGCGGACGACGGATGGTCTCGATCCTCATACCCGTGAAGGTACCAGCAGTTTTCAAGGCTGCGGCGCGCCCTGCGCGCTTCATCGTCCAATGTGGCGGATCGTGAAGGATTCGAACCTTCGGCAACCGAAGCTGCGACAGGTTAGCAACCTGCTGGCTTAAGCCACTCACCCAACGATCCATTCTGGTAGACCACCGCGGTACTGCCCCGCGTTTTCCGGGGTAAAGGCCCGGTACTTCGCTTGCAAAGTTTGTGGTCCGAAGATGGTGCCCTACGGTCGAGTTGCACGACCCACCTGCTGGTTACGAATCAGCCGCTCCGCTGTCAGAGCTTGAAGGGCGTTTTAATCGATTGTAATACGTGGAGTCTTTCCCGGTTATCTTGCGTCTGCGCTCGCGATATTTTACCGCCGCAGCTACGCATTCTTCACATCGACAATTGTCAGACATGTATTTCGCGCGCGTGCCGTGCTTTCGAATAACAGTCTGTTCGCCAGAAGTTTTTATACGATGACAGCGCCTGCATAACACTTGACACTTTGCCAACTCAGCGTCGCGCCTTTCTGCCGTGGCGGTCCAAAGCTCTCTGGGCTGTAGACGTTTTTCCTTCGGATCTATGTGATCTACCTCAAGTTGATCCCACGATCCACAATGCTTGCAAGGCCCGTTTTCTTTCAACCAAGCAGTTCGGATAGCCGTCTGCTTTGCGAAGGCTCTAGCCCTTGATTCCGGTGTATGTCCCATGGCCGAATTATACCAAAATTGGAGCCTCCACGCTGGATATGCACCGCGCTCTGCTGGATACAAGCCAGCCGTGTCGCTGTCTACACTTTGGAGGCGTAAATGGTGCCAGAGAGTGGATTTGCACCACCATACGTCGCTAATCGGGCGACAGTCCTGCTGTTGAACGAACGAGGCATTGATTGGTCAGAGTGGCAAGACTCGAACTTGCATGGACATGCTCCCAAGGCACGTGGTCAACCTTTGACCCACACTCTGAATTTGGAGATTCGCGCAGGAGTTTCACCTGCCTGAGACGGGTTGCAGCCGCCTGCCTGGATGCTCGGCCAGCGAATCACGATTGGGGTAGTCAGTGGGGATCGAACCCACGCATAGAGCTGTCACAGAGCTCGGCCTTACCACTTGGCGATGACCACCGTTGACTGGTACCTCTGACACGAGTTGCACGTGCACGCCGGTTGAGTGGCGGCTGGTTCTGAGCCAGCTGTGTCTGCTGTTCCACCACAGAGGCATAAACTGGAGATGCCGACGGGACTCGAACCCGTAGTACCAGCGCTTGAAAGGCGCGGCGTTCGTCCGGCTACACCGGCATCAATTAGTGACAGTTCCGATATCACCCATCGTCACCGACAACCGTTGGCCTGGCTTTCGCCCGACATTTGCTCTGGCGAACGTGCGGAGGCTTGCACTCCGTAGGATGCGGTTGAGAACCGCAGTGCGCGACTGCTTTGCATTCACGTTCAATAGACTCGAGGAGAGGATACAGAATTAGCAGTTCTTCCCCACTTGCCTTGTCGGGAAGTCGGCCTGCTCGCGGACCGCCCGACAACCTCGATATGGTGGACCGGTAGGGAGTTGAACCCTCGGAGCTATCTTGCAAGGATCGCCCGCAGCCCGCTGCACTGGCCCGTATTGGTGGACCGTAACGTGGCCCCTACGTCGTCGCGAACATGCACGACAAATTGGTGCTCCGACCAGGCATCGAACCTGGATCTCGCCGGTTAAGAGCCGGGACTCTAGCCGAGTTGAGTTATCGAAGCGTTGATGGTGCGTGATCTTGGAGTCGAACCAAGCAGGCCCGCTAGGACGCGGCGTTTACAGCGCCACCGGGAGTCCGTCCCCGTCTAATGACCGAATGCTTTTCGTTGATCGTGCGGCGCCTATGACAATTGGCGCAACGTACGTCGCACTTACTGATTTCGTCGCATAGTCTAGCCCATGTGGACTGCGAAAGCCGCTCAACATCTTTGGATTTCAGCAGTGGCTCCCGATGATCAAATTCTAATACGGTGCTATCAGAAATTCCGCAGTCCTTGCATCCGTAATGCTCTTTGAAAATTGCCATGACGGCGTTTTTGAATGCGCGCCTCTCTTTGACGCGTTTATCAGCGCGGAGCCACGCTGGAGACCCGGCGGCGCGGTACCGACGCATGAATTCACGCTGGTACTTATTGCGCCTGACTGGGTCTTTTATGCCACTCATATCGACATTATAGATGGTCCCCACTGCAGATTGAGTGCCTGCAACATCCGCTTTGTAGGAGTGGCCCGCACCTATTTCCGGTTCATCAGGGCGTTGATTGGCGACCAGTACCGGTAATGCTCCGGTCTCATCGAGTAGACAGCTCGCCTGCCTCACCAGATGCATAGTGAACCGAAATGGCTGCCAGAGCAGGGGTCGAACCTGCGCTCGCGATGCGAGTACTCCGGTTAACAGCCGGGAGCCTTACCACTCGGCCATCTGGCAATAAGTTCTTTGGCGGTTTTTATCCTGTGACAGATTGCACATCGAACATCGCACTTCGCGACTTCCTCAAGAATTCGTTTTATCGACCATCCCTTCACTAGGATTTTCGATACCGCAAGTATCTTAAGCTTTGGGTCTCGATGATCGAAATCCATTGCGCAGGCGTGTTCTTTATAGCCGCAATCCTTGCACCCTCTCTCGAGTTTTATTTTCTCGAGCATTTCCTTGAGATGCTTGCGCCTAGCTCTTCTACTGCGCTTAACGTTCGCGTAATGAGTCTCTTTGTTTTTCGCGTAACGCCCTCTGACCCAGTCAGAGTTGCATGCCTTGCACATTCGCTGCCTTCCATCCGGAGCGTCGGAGCGCCGATGGAATTGATCGAGTGGCTTCTCTGTCTTACATTTATAGCAACGTTTGTTGTTAACCATCGTCATAGTTTAACAGCAACGCAAAATTAAGTTGGAGCAGTGCGAGGGACTCGAACCCTCTCCCTACGGTTTGGAAGACCGATATGCTGCCGTTGAACACCAGCACTGCTCAGGTCAATGAGGCTTTGTGTAACGCTTTACGGCTCGCCAGCTCCTGCAACGCTGGGTCATAGCTTGCGCCGGTCTTAGGTCGGGGGTTTTTGGGTTCTACCCCCGGCTCTGCGCCGGAGGCAGAGCGGAATCAGAAGGCGGTTTGCGGCTGGTAATTCCAGCACGCGACCGCGCGCCCGAGTTCATGTGAACTTGGACGCGTCGATATCGTAAATGTGGGCAGAGATTTCATTGCGGATGCAGTTGTACACCACGAATTGGTCGCCTGTCAAATCACGCTGCCGGCGGATCGGGATCGATGGACTGCGTGATGGGCGTGTAGTTCTGGATCCACTGGGCGCGCGCAAAATATCCGGATATCTCAACGGGTGACGTGCGCTCACCGAAGCCACGCACTGTGACCGTTTCGCCATCGCTTGAAATCACGATTATGGTTCGAACCTTATTGCCTTCCGCCTCAATGTGCGCCGCGAGATCACGCAACTTCCCAGGCACGTCAAGCCAGCTGGTGCGCTTGATCTCGTGAACATTGCTCACCGCGGCAGCCCCTCTATCGCCGCCCAGACCTGCGCCGCCTGGTCGGCAGACAGATCCTCCGTCATGCCGCCGCACGTCAGCTTCCGACCGCTGACCACGCATCCGCTGTCGATCACGAACGTCCGATCACCGGCCATCACGATCCGCTGCGCCGGCCGCATCGCGTCCACGTACGCCAACGACGGCCCCGGCTGATATGCCGCGCAGCTGGCAACGCCGATCACACCCACCAACAGAAAATTCCTCATGTCGCTGTCTCCCTGTGATGCCTCTCCATCTCGCGAACGATTCTCTTCCGCCTCACTGGCGTCACCTGATCAGTGATCAACTTCCCGAACAGGTGATCGCACTCGTGCTGAATCGCGCGCGCCGTCCACCCGTCGAACCGTTCCTGGTGGACTCTCCCTTCCATGTCCGTCCACTGCGCCAACACGTGATCGAACCGGTCGGCCTCGCTCTGGATTCCTGGAAACGACAGGCACCCTTCCGGCCGCAGAACCTGCGTATCTCCGACCCTGACGCCCCACTGCGGATTGATCATGATGATCGGCTCGCGCTGCTCCTGCGGCACATGCACCACGAACATCCGCTTCAGGATTCCGATCTGCGGAGCTGCCAGCCCCCACCCGTTCGCCGCGTGCATCGTGTCCACCAGGTTCCGCGCCCACTCACCAGTGTGATCGCCGGCCACGACGTCTTCGCATTCCATGCCCAACATCGGGTCTGGAAACGTCAGGATACGAACGACGCTCACTTCCGGTTCCTCTTCCGCGCGGCTTTCGCGAGATCGCGCTTGCGACGGTTCTTGTCGCGACGCTGTGCGAACTCGCGGGTCTCGTATTCGATGCGGCCGCCAATCCGCTCGCTCTGGCGCGCTGGCTGCGGCTTCGACCCTTTCGTGCTCATACCGGCTCTCCCACCTTCACCCATACGTGCTTTCGGTCCGCGCTGATCTTCACATCCAGAATCACTTTGTTCTGGTGTCCCAGTCCGCGGATGATCCGCCAGTCCGTCTCGTGGATCGAATATCCGGCCCTCAGCATTCTGCGCGTCTCGCGACGTATGGCCATCAATTCCCGCGTCAGGTCGGTGACGATCACTGCCGCTGCTCACACGTGATCCGCACCGCCCTCGGACATGCGACGCTCATGCACACGTGATTCGCTGGGCAGCCGCAGTCGTACGGCACAGCCGGCGGCCAGCCCAGCGGCAACGCCCTCTGCCTTTCCAACAGCCACCGCGGAATTTCCAGCGGCGCCTCCGGACACGTCTTCACGTCCGGCGCGTGCGCGGATCCGCAGTGCGGGCACTTCCACCCTTCGCTCACGTCGCGCCCTCAAACGCCGACCGCATCGCCGGCTCCGGCGCGCCGCGCCTCACAAACCGCACCTCCGCGCCACATTTACACAGATCGCCCTTGATCGGCGCGAACCCGAACGACAGCCCGCACGGACAGTCCCAGCCGGTCTCGGTCGGACGGCTCGCGTAACTCACGCCTGGATGACCGGCCATCTCGACGTACACGCCGGTGATCACTTCATTCGCCATGGCGCGCCTTCCCTGCGCGAAACGGATTGACATCGCAGTCGCCGGTCCCGGTCTCGCAGTTGCCACAGCAGGCCGGCGGCCCGTGGTCGCAATCCGGCCCGCACTTCACGAACTCCAATCCTGTCGGAGTCGTCACCCAATGCTTCACGGTGTGATCAATCGCCGCCTGACGCTCCGGCGTCATCACCGGCTGCTCTATCGTTTCCGAAAATTCAATCGCCATTTTCCACCCCGGCCTCCGCCTCTATCGCCCCGGCCACGCCGACACCGTTCCCATCGACACGCCTTCCGACCGCGCGCTCCACGATCAACCGCAACTGCTGCCGCTCCTCGTACGTCAACTTCGATGAATCAATCACACCGGCATTCTTCCGGCTATCATCGATCTCCAACTTCTGCGCGGGCGCACGGTACTCCTGCCCACCACGACGATTCAAGAACTCCACCACCGCCTTGACCGCATACCGATCATCCGACGACGTCGCAATCCGGATCATCGTCTTCGACGCCAACGCCATCACCTCGGTCGCGCCCACCTCGTAATCGTGCCCGTACCACGCCTCCAACTCGCTACGGCCCATCTTCAACAACCGCGCTACCTTCCCGATCTCAATCCCCAGCGCCCCGTACTCGCGCACCAACGCCGCAACGCGCGCATCCGGATGATCCTCCACAGATGCCATCAACGCCCCGCGCTCAACCGCACGCGCCTCGATCTCCGCAAACTGATCGCGCCACCAGTTCGCCAGAAACTCCCGGTCCGTCGCCGACACCATCGCCTTTACCGGATCCACCTCCGGCAACGCTACCTTCTGCCGCTCCAAAAACTGCGCAGCCAACGCGTCCCCTAACGCCTCCTGCGGCTTCGCACCCTTCGCACCACGCTTGCCGGCCATCAGCGCTCCGTGTACTCAGTCACGACAAACCCGTTGTATGCGTAGAACGTCCCGCTGCCAACCCAATATATGACGCCCTTCTCATCCGCCTCGTGAATCCGCGACGGGATCGGATGCGACGCCACCGTACCGCGCCACGACGGAAATGATCGGACGCCGGCCACCACCACCGCCGCACCGCCGAACAACATCGAAACGAATCCGCGACGATTCATACATTCCCCGCCTTGATGTGCTCGCGCAAAACCGCCACCAACAACTGGATGTTCTTCACCCCCTGTAACTTCGCGCCGCTGCCAATGGCCTGCTGCGTCCAACCTGACAGAAAAACACTGTCCCGCCGATACCAGTCCGCCATCTCGATCAACCGCTTCGCGACAGCAGCCGGATCGCCCCCGTCACACAACCTCACCCGCATCCCGCTGCCATCGCGCCCCTCGCGCCGCAAAGCCGATATCGCACGCTTCAACGCAGGTGTGAATTTAACCGGGCGACTTCCAGTCGGCGGAACTTCCGTCGGATCAATACTCATGGCACCCTCGAAATTTTTTGGGAAAATTTTTCAGACTTTTTGCCGTGCGTTGATTGGTGGCGCAGGTACCGGTACCGGGGACTCCGATCCTCGCAGAAGGGGGGTGCCGGGGTGGTCGAATGCCAGCTGGCCATGGGCGGATGGGTCATGGTGGTTCCGGTCTCATCAGGCGGCGCTCGATGTAGTCGGCAGCAGCTCGCATCAGCGCTGGGTTGTCGCGGAAGCGCGCGAGCCCGCTGTTGCAGTGTGAGCATACGAGACCGCGCACGCATCTGCCACACGACTTGCTTCCTGGGCAACAGGCATGGTCGTGGTCTATCTGCGCGCCATTGGACACAGGGCCGCGGCGCTTTGGCCGATCAAGCTTCGCCCGGTACTGGAGTACCACTGCGTTGTCGCAGATGGCGCAGCGGCCGGCTTGCTTCGCGTATAGCTGCTCATACACCTCCATCGTAATGCCGTGACCAGACTTCAGCGCGTGGCGCCTGAGGGTCATTTGGCCCTCGAGCGTCTTGCGGTGCAGCCTGGCGTAGTTGGTGAAGTACGAACGCCTGCTCGTATCGATAGGCTTTGGCGCAGGCCTCGGCACCTTCGTGAGCTTCGATGGCTTGAATGATCGATCCTCGTACAACTCTGGATGCTCAGCCCTGAACTTGTCTATATATCGCATCGCAGCACGTCCTGTCTTCAAGGAGTTGCGATGATAGTAACTGTTAACGTGCCGGTAAGTCCAATGTATTCAACGAGAGCTTGTTTACCATAATAATCATTACGCGAAGTAGGCTGTGCGTTCCTACGCCTGTCGAGACCGTAGGGCGAAGCGTAGTGCTCGCAACCCACTGATTCGCGCCGACTCCTACGCTTCCTACTCTTCCTACTCTAGTAAACATACATATCATGCGTGCGCGCCCGCCTGCGTAATCTTCCTTGTATACGTGTACGCGTGTAGAAGAGATTGACCCTACCCCCCGTAGGAAGCGTAAGCGTAGGACGCTCACGTTCCGCGTCTCCACCGTTTGACGCTACGTCCTTGAACCGTATCGACTTTCTGCTCCCAGCCCAGACTCGTCATGATCTTATTGATCCTACGCTTTAGGCCATCCGTCTGGTTTTCGAGCTTCACGTTGCACGCGACAAGCAGCTCGCTCGAGTGATATTTGACATCAGGGATCAGGTAATTCTGGATCGTCTGCGACCACACATCCTCATCGACGCGGTCGAGTTGCTCCTGTTTCGTGGATTCTGGCATCTCGTGCCACGTCGCGCCGGATTGATAGGCCACATAGGCTTCGGCGAACAGCTGTTCCCGCATGGAACGGACGAGGTCCGAATTGATATCCCGACAGAAGATCGGCCAGTAGCGGCGCCGGCCCTCAGGCACCGACAGGTAATTCGAGTTCTCCGACGTGCCACCGAACACGCCGCGACGCGGGTGATCAGACGAGTATTTGTCCCACGGCACGCGGTACGGGTCCACGCGTTTGGACAGATCCCCGATGATCTTCATGAACAGGCCGCGCTCAAAGCTGGACATGTCAGGGATCTCAACCAGGATCTTGCCCTGAATCTGTTCGATAAACTTCGTGGAACCGAACTCGCTTGACACCGCAGCGAACCAGTCATGCCCGTTCGGATCCTTAAGTCCTCCGAGAATTTCCAACGTCTGGGATTTGCGAAGCCCAGACTTGCCCTCCAGCACTATCATGCAGTCGGCCTTGCAGCCTGGATCAAATCCGCGCGCGATCATCGATATCATCCAGTTGCGTCCCGCAGCCCGGTGATGATCAGTGCCCTCCGCGGCGAGACAGTCCACGACCCATTCCGACAGGCGTTCGACGCCATCCCATGTGATAGACCGCACCCAGTCCTGAAAGCTGTTGCGTTTGTCTGAGAACGCGACCTGCTGTACCGCCATCGATACGGTCTTGGGCTGCATCTTCACAAGGCGAATCGATTCCTGCATCCACAGGACGACATTGCGATCATCGGCGTCGCACCACTCACGGGGCCGACCGTCAATGGTGGTATAGATCTTGTCGCGGAACGAGTCGTAATAGATCTTGCCCGCGATGTCAGGATGGGTGCGCAGTACTTTGCAGGCGTTCGCGAAGTTGTCGAGAGCGACGCCGCCGGAGTTGCGGATCAGATCGAGCGATTCCCACATCCCCACCGCAGATGTCGGGTTCGCCTCTATCGGAACAGTTGCGTCGTGTTTGCGACCACGGTGTGGGCCCGTGATCTCGGGCTTATCAGAATTCGCAGGCTGCTCAATCTTCAGTGCGCGGGACGCGATGAACGCCGTCAGTTTTGCCGCGTCCCAGCCCTCGGCAACGGCGTCCGCGACATCCCAGCTCGGCTCGAGTTGCGCTGTGTCGAGCATGGACACAGAGGACGCCGAGCCGAGCAGCATCGCCGCCAGCGGCGCCATGGCGCGTATACCAGGCTCGTCGGCGTCGGGCCACAGCGTGACGTTTCTTGATTTGAGCACCGACCAGTCGGCGGTCTTGTACGCCTGCGCACCGCCAGCCCAGCACACGACGCAATAGGAAGCCCACAGAGCGCCGTGGGCGGCATCGCGGCACTTCTCGCCCTCCACGATGAGTACCGGCGCGTCAGGGTCGTCCACAAGCGATTTGAGGCCATATAGGGGCCGCGGCGCAGGATACGCCTTGCCAGACCAAGCGCCGCCACGCCACGTCCACTGGCTGAAGGATTTGCCGGTTTCGGTGCGGTAGCGGCAGATCGTGAACACGTGATCGCCGGCGGCATCTGTATATTTATACAGCGCCTCAGGCGCGCCGTATTCTCGATGGTGAGGCGGATCCGGAGTATCCGGCGGGATGGGCAGCGCGGGCTGCTGTGTGGGCTGGCGCACAGATGGCGCGCGCGGAGCTGGGGCAGCATCGCCGTGCCCTATCAGATCAGCGACCGCCCGAGCCGCATCAGCCTGGGAGACACCATGAAGAGCCGCATAAAGCGAGATGAGATCCCCGCCACGGGCATCGGATGCGCCGTGCATCCACTTGCCGGTATCGAGATTGACGGTCCAGGAATCGCCCGGCCCACCGTTGGCCGTGCGCTCTCCGACCCACTCGCGGCCAGCCCTTTTCCCGCCAAGCCACAGCGAGCACAAACGCGGAGCGTCCGCCAACGCCGCCGCCGCGACGCGCGCGAAATCGATCGCCATCTGAATTGATCAGGTCGGCGTCGTGTTCGAATCAGCGGCTTTGGGTGAGGCGCGCCAGCGTTCCAGAGATTGGACGTCGGCCCACACTTCGTCATCCGATGTGTAGACGAAGCCATCTACTTCGCCTTCCCAGACCGCCATGATTTCGGCGAGGTCTGTCACGGGCTGCGATGGCATGCGTGACTGCCAGTCATTCGGATCGTTCATGAGTATCCCTATTCGATACCCCGTCCGTTCTTATTGAGGCGGCGCCCGTTCCACAGTGAACAGGGAGGGCTATGGTAAGCCGCGATCATCCGTCGATGGTCGCGGTGGGCGCCGTGGCGTGCGAAATTAATACCGCTGTAATACGGCGTCAACCCTCTCGTTGGCCGTATGGCAGAAGAATATTCGCCGCGTCCTGTAGTGTCCGCGCGGCGCCCGCCCTACCACCGGCTGTGTTCACTGTATCGATGAACACTTGCTGCGCGGGCCGAATTCTGTCTTTGCCGACCTTGACATCGATGGCCACGAATGTGGATCCCTGAAACCCGATTAAGTCAAGTACACCTTCGGGCATGCCGTGGAATGGGCGATAGGGGGAGAGAACGATGCGGCCGTGCGTTTGAGAGATGATTTTGCCCGTCCAGCCTTGGCCAACGTTGGCGCGCAGTAGTCGGCAGTCGCCCTTGGAATAGGCGATCTGAATCGCGGCGAGGAGATCAGCGTGGGTCATGGCGATGCCCCACATGATATTGATGGCATGCGTGACATCGATAGGCCACGCGCGCGGTGCGTGCGCCGTCGGTGTTGCGGCGACGAGTGGCGACGCGGTGCGCCTCTTCGAAGGTCGCGAAAGTAACCTTCCCCTGGCACTCCGAGATAGTCCGGCGGTCTGCGCGTTCAGCGCGCCGCAACAGCCGGCGCAGCTCGAGTTCGACGGGGGAGAGGATGGGGTCGGACATCACTTCGTGTTGAACAGTGCCCACGTGCGCGGGAAATGAACGGCAATGATCTCTCCGACCGCCAGCGCGTATTGGCGGATTTCCCACTGCGCAGCTGGATCCAGCCGCAGAGTCAGGAACGCGAGCCAGTTGCGCAGGTTCGCGGACGCGCGCATTTTGGAGTAGTGGCCGACTGGCATGACGATGCGAGCGAGTTCCTTTGGTATGCCGCATCGAAGTGCGTCCTGATACACGCGTTCCGCGCGCCGGTAGACTTCATCGACGTTGCTGATCCATTGAGCGAGCACCAATTCGTCTGGAGTATCGGCAAGCGCTTTGGCCTGATTGTTGTGTGAAGCTGCCGCGAACACCGCTCGAGCCTCGACCGCTTTCAGCTCTGGCATGTAGTAAAGATCAGGCAGCGGGCTATACCGCGCGGACATTTCGTTGTATGACTGAGTCCGGTGCCGGTGCCACTCGCGGAACACGAAGATCGGTGCCTGCACCTCGATGGTCATGCCGGCGAACTCGAACGGCGTGGCATGCTTGTGTTCGTAGAGGTACTTCAGCAGTTTCGCGTCCTGGTCCCAGCCGCGGAATGAGCCTTGCGTTGACTGGCGTGCGGCTTCGATGATGCCGGCCTCAAAATCTATTTCTCTGCACTGGCCGTGCCCCCACGCCTCCGCGATTGCGACGTAGCCGTGGTCTAGGACGTTGATCCTCATCGCTTCCTCCTCGGCACTACCGGCATCAGGCGCGGCGATCCGTGCTCGATCAATCTGATCTGGCGTTTCACATACCAGATAGCCTTTTCCAAATCCTCAACTGCGTCGCCCTTCAGTCCCGCACGCCAGAGGTATTTCATGGCGTTCGCGACATTCGCCGGAAACACCTCGATGATGTCGATGCACTCGACGCCAGTAGGATGCGAGTTATAGTGCGGCGGATGATTCACCGCGTCGACCTTGGTATTCATCGCCCACCTCCATTCAGAAACGTATTGGTCTTCGTCCGCCGCTCGATCTCAAACTGCATGGCGGCCATGACGGAGACGATGCCGAGGTTTTGATTGATCAGGTTGTCGCGTTCGACCTGCAATCGCTGAATCTCCGTCGCCATCTCGTTCGCCTGCGCCGTGATCTTCGCCAGCAGCTGCGTCATGCCTTCGACGGCGCGCAGGAGATCGGCGTCCTGCGCTGATCGCACGGGGATGACGTTGCCCGTGGCGATACTGCGCATCTGGAACAGCTCATTGGGCAGCGCGCCCGGAGGCAGTTGCGGCTGTTCGCTTACTCGCATTCCGTTGAGGAGGATTGGTTCTTTGGTGTCTCGTTTGTCGGCCATTTCCGTGCGTCCTTTGATGTTTTCTTGCCCTTGAGTTTGCCCTGCGCGATGTTGGCGATGCTGCCGAGTGAGCGGCCCGTAATGCTGACGATCTGACGATGCGTCAGGCCGTCAGCGAGGTAGCGCGAGATTCGGTCGACATCGTGCGCAGTGATCCAAGCGGAGCGGCTCATTTCGCGAGCTCTGCGAGGAGGGCGTCGGCCATCATGACGGCGCGCGTCGCCCATTGTTCGAATGTGAAGTCGTTTCCAGGGGATGCCATCAACCCCTGCATCGCCAGCCCCGCTAAGTACTCGCGTTTGGTGAGGCCGTTATATGGCTTCATGCCGACGACCAATGGAAACGCATTCGATTCCCCGTTCATTTGTCCTCCTCTGCCGCCACATGTTTCCCAGCGTGCCCAGCTGCCAACTTGCAGTGCTCATCGCCGCGATAGTGATCGCAGCGATAGTAGTACGACGCATTGCCTGGGCGCGGAGTCTTCGACATCGCATCGCGTTGCGCGCGCTGGGGGTCGGGGAGCCAGTCAGTCGCAGCCACGGCCGACGCTCCCGATGTCTCGTTCATCGACAAACACCTTCCAATGCCGCCATCCGTTAGGGCAGTGAAAGCCCCACTCGCGAATCACTGGTCCGGTGATGAACAGCGACCAGCATGGCTCATCATCGATCAACTCAAGGCGGTGCGCCGCGACGGCGCGCCTGAATATCGGCCACCAGGCGCGGCGAACGAACGAGCCGCGCGGTGTGATCTCGCGGTAGCGCCCTTTAAGGATGATGCTGCAGTTGATCCATGGGTGGTCATGCAGCGCGCGGTCGTCATCGTTCTCCAGAATCTGGTGCAGGTAGATATTGAACCACCGATTTCTCGGGATGACCCACCAGCGCAGCAGATATGGCTTGCCGGCGCGACCGATGACGAAGTCCGGCGCTCTCATACATCTATCCCCATCGCCCGCGCCCACTGCCGCCAGCGTGTCAGGCGCGCAGCAGCGCGGCGCTTCTCGACGTTGCGCCAGTAATAGGCGCGGTGAACGAGTCGAATGTATTCGCGGTAGAGTCCGCTTCGCGCGCCTGCAAGACCAGCGCCCTTACCGGCCACCGATATGTCTTGGCAGGGCCATCCTCCGCAGATGGCATCGACTCCGATTCCATCGGCAGCCAGTCGAGCTGCTGTAAGGTCGCGGACGTCGCCGTAGCATGGGACGTTTGGCCAGTGTTTGGCGAGGACGGCTCTGCAGTAGGGTTCGACTTCGGAGAAGGCGACTGTTTGGAATCCACCGGTTCGCTCGAGTCCAAGGCTGAATCCGCCCACGCCGCTGAATAGGTCAAGTACGCGCAGCATTGGCGCGTTTGTAAACAACGGTTTTGACCGCAGTCAAACCGAGATATTTGAGAATCGATGGCCCAGGTGCGCGCTTCCGCTTCAGAACGTCGTTGACATATGGTGCGCTGCAGCCAATTTCCTGCGCAAGTTCGCGCATCGTTTTGCCAGCCTTTCGGGCCGCGAGCATTTCCACAGGGTCCATGGCGCGATAATATCCCCGTTAGCGTAAAAAGCAAGAAAGGTGTTGACATCTGTTAGCGGATCTGGATAATAGGCTCCAGTCGATCAACATTCAGGAACAGGAGACCACGATGAGCAACCAGCCCCGCATCACGATCACGAAGCTGAAGATCGCGAAGTTCGCGAGCGAGGAGACGCTGTGCTTTCAGGCCACGGTGCTGTTCGATGGCATCGTGTTCGCGGAGGCGTCGAATGACGGTCATGGCGGTAGCACGTTTGTGCGCGCGCTGCCCGGCAAGTCGCAGCGGATGGCGGATGCGGAGGCGTTCGCTGCCTCCATTGCCACCGAAGAGACGTTCGACGGGCACCTGACCGACATCGTTGATGATCTTGTGTGCGCCGAAGAAGAGCGCAAGACCATCGAACGCGCCTTCAAGCGCGACATGAAGTCGAAGGTGCTGTTCCTGTTCGAAGGCAAGATTCGCGAGGTGCGCGTGCGCGATGCGTCGTCGGAGCAGATTCGTGACTACATCCGCCGCAAGTACGACCGCGCGCAGATCCTCAACGAAATGACTCCAGACGCGGCGTTTCAGGTCTACGCGCAGGTTCTCGGAGGTGCAGCATGAGCGCCGCGCTCGCGAAGGCAGGTGTGGCATGAGTCCCGCCCAAGCACAGGCTGCGCTGAAGAAGTTGTTCGGGAAAGCGGCGGCGTGGCGCTACGACGAGAGCGCGCTGAAGGGGGAGGAGCGCGAAGCGCTGGTCGCTGCGCTCCCTAATCTCAGGCAGACGCGCGAGGCCGCCAAGGCGGCGATGGAAGCGAGGCGCGACGAACTGCTTCGCGATCCGGAATACGTGAAGCTGCGCGAGGCATATCAGCGCGCCAGCAAAGAGGCTGAGATAGCTTTCAGCCGCTCGATCCATCGGCGCGTGACCGTCGGCAAGTGCAACGGCATGTTCCTTAGCGTCGTCGCCGAAGGCGACAACTGGCAGGAGGCCATCGACAACGCGCGTGCGAAGCTGAAGTCTTAGCAATTACCACCCCTTCCCCCGTGAGCGGGGGATTTTACTTAGGAGATTTGCATGAAACTTGAGGAACTTAACATTCGCGCCCCTCGCTCTTGGGATGCCCCGGACACGGGCTACCGGGGCACCATCAAATTCACTTCCAGCAGCGGAGCGGTGGAGTTGAAGCTGACCAACGACGTGTCGCTGCGCCTGCTCGCCGTGGTCGCCGACCTCGTCGTGGAATCTTCGCGGACCATCGCGCGCGATCTCACGTCGGAGACTATCACCGCTGCTGGGCCGGCGATTGCGCATGACAAATGAGCACCCTCTACGAAGACGCACAGGAGATTCGACGCATGTACGACATACCAGATGACCCAGGGCGCGCCGGTCCGCCGGACGAGCTGCCGCCGTATCAGGATCCGATGGATCTTGAGCCGCCGGAGAACGACACCCCCACGAAGGCGTCGTTCAAGGAGTTGGCGATGAATACGGCGGTGGCGACGGCAGTGGGGAAGCTCGCTGTCTATTCGCTGCCGAACTACCCGACGCTCTCGTCCCCGACGTGGAGCGCACGCGACATGCTCGCACTGCTGAACGAGGCGGTGCGCGAGGGCGTCGCCATCGGGGAGGCGTTTGCGACAGTGGAGGGCGACGGGAGGTAAATTAGGCGTGGCCGCCTGCTTTTAATCGAAGCAGGCTGTCATCCTGAATTCTTTTTATGAACTGCGCGCCGAACTCAGTGTCCGCTGGCGCGAAGAAGGAGTGAAAATCAAGCTCCGCGCTATCTAATTTTTCCGGGCCAAGAAGATTGGTAACAGTGTCAACGTACTGCTGCACCATAGCGAACAACGGAAGGATGCTATGGCATCCGGTGACGGTGGAAAACATCTTGTTGCCACCAATCTCCGTGGTGACAGCGAATAGGTATAGATCTCCCCACGACTTGAAGAGTTTATCTACTTGGTCGCTCTGCTCGCCGAACCAATCCTCTATAATCTGTCCTCTCCGGTCGCGGTCTTTGTCCAAGATCAATATGTGAGCCTTGAGCATATTCATTTGGCATCACTCCCAGCCTTTGCCTGTTTTGCATTCCATACGTGCAACGCCCAGCCCTCGTCGTAGCCGCGTCGCTTCCCGATCTCTATCAACGCCTGCAGGGAGTCAGTCATGCCGACCTCGCGGCGCGACGCGATGCTCTCTCTGCGCTTCGCCAGCTCTTCCGGTGTCAACTCCTGCAGCTCACCCTTGCGCTGCTCGACTTCGCGGGCCTCAACCGGGAACGGTGCCCCGCAGTTCGCGCACACTCGAGCGCGCACGGGTGAGGCGGCGTAACACTTCAGGCAGACCCGCGCCTGGATCTCCGGCTTCTTCTTCGTGCGGGTCTCTTCGTCGTAAGTGAGTTGCCAGTCGCGAGGCTCGTCAATGAAGCCGAATTTCAGAGTCGATCCGACGTGATCCAGAATTGTCAGCATCTCCTTTCCAGGATAGGTGCGCAGGCCGCGTCCAACGGTCTGGATGTATAGTCCCAGCGACTGGGTGGGCCTCAGAAGTATGATGCACTCGATCGCGTCTATCGATAGCCCCTCTCCGCAGATGTCGACATTGGAAAGGATCTGGATAGCGCCGCGCTCAAAATCAGCGATGGCCATGTCCCTGACCGACTCGTCCGTGTTTCCGTCGATATGCACCGCCTGATAGCCAGCCTGGCGGAACTGTTCGGCGACGTGCTTGCTATGTTCGATTGAGCAGCAAAAGATGAGGGCGCGTTTACCGTCGCAGAGCTTCCTGTATTCGTCCACCGCGCTTCCAGTAATCGATGGCTTATCCATCAACTTCTCTGACTCAGAGGTTACGTAGTCACCAGCGCGAACATGTAGGCCAGAGGTATCCACAGTCGGAGGAGCGAACACTCTGAACCGAGACAGATAGCCGCGCTCAATAAGTTCGCGGGGCGCTGGCCCTTTGACAATAGCCCCGAAATACTCCCCGAGGCCGCGGCCGTCCAGGCGGCACGGGGACGCCGATAGCCCTACCATATGGACCTGGCCCAATCGGCTGATTACGGCTGACCACGTCGCGCACGCGAGATGGTGGCATTCATCGAGGACCACAAAGCTTGGCAACTCCAGTTTGTCTATGCGCCGCGCCAGCGTGTTGATGCTACAGATCTGCACCAGCCGCCCTGGGTGCTCCGAACGCCCAGCTGCGATGACGCCATGCTGGATCCCCATGCGAGCGAACAGTCTTTCTGTCTGCCTGATTAGTTCGCGCCGATGTACGATGAACCAGCAGCGCTTGCCGCGCTCAATGGCGTTTTTGAACATGAATCCTGAGGCAGTGCTTTTGCCGCCGCCCGTTGGCAAATACCAAAGCGTAGGAACGCGGCGTCTAAGGTGTCCACGTATCTGCTCTATATTCGCGGCTTGGAAGTCGTAGAGTTGCATTATTTGGCGCCATCAATAGCCCTGGTAGATGCGCCACGAGTAAAGACTTCGTCGTGTGGCCAGCCACGCCTTAGCCTTCCAAGTAACGTCTGGACATGAACTCCAAGATGCCTAGCCCATTCAGACACACACATGGTATAGCCGCCGAAGCTATAGAGCCGGACGCGCCGCGTGTTTGTTCCCTGCAGTGGATTAGGAACCCAAGTGCAATTGTCGGGTTCATAGTTTCCGTTTACGTCTTTGCGTTCAATCGTCAGGCCCTCTTCATAGCCTGATGACACGCACCAGATGACGAACGCCTGCGGATCTCGCCACGCAGTGCAGACCGAGATCCCGCGCGCACCGTAGGCCCGATAATCTTTGCAGCTGGGATTTTCGCAGCGGCGCAGCATCTGGCGCCACACATCGTACAATTTCGGGTACGGATAATTTTCTGTAGTCAGGCCATGCGTCGCTGCGGCTCGCCTCCTGGCCCCGGCAAGTTCGTTCTTCCAGCAGCCACAACTCTGCCGCTTGCCGCGTCGTTCTGAAAGTCTGAGTTGTCCGCCAAGCCGAACGCATTCGTTACCACAATCGCACCGGCAAGTCCATAACGATTGACAATCAGGATTATTGCCAACGCGATCTGTAACGGTCAGCCGGCCAAATCTGCGCCCTATGATCGACGGCGCCTTCATTCCTTGATCGCCCTCACCTCTTTCGTCAGCCCCAGCTTCCGCAGTGTGCTCTCGCTGGCGTTCTTGCGTTGGCCTGACGCGAGCAGCGATATGGTCGAGGCGCTCAGTCCCAGCGCCCTCGCGGCATCGCGCACGCCGCCATATTTATCGATGGCCTCTCTGGCCTTCTGTTGCAGTATTCCCATGTTCGCCCTTGTACCAGAAAGGCGCGTGTTTGACAACCGCGAAACGATTCCGTATCGTTCGCGACGTTTCGTAACACTGGAGAGTATCAATGGCAAAAGGTAAGACATCGACGGATCCGAACAAGCCGAAGCGCGTTCGGAAGTCGTCGCAGAAGTACTTCGTCGCGCGTATCACGGGTTCCAGCGAGCCGGTGATCGTCGTGGCGAAGACGCAGAAGGCCGCTCTGGATTCGATCCTGTCTCTCAAGGCGGGAACTCCGGACGATCTGATCAGCGCGGGCCGCGAGGGATGGCGTGTCATCGACACCGATGCGGTCAAGTACGGGCAGAGCGATCTCACGGAGACTCAGTCATGACCGCCCTTCCGACGCGCGCCGACGGCAAACCGGATCGTCGATACCTGACCAACGCGCAGCGCCGCGCACGCGGACTGCCGCCGACGGGGCGTCGCAAGGCGAAGAGGGCACGGAAGTGAGCGCGCGCCTTCTCCAATGCAGCATCGATCAGTACTACGCTGATCCGTGCGCCACGCCATCGCTGTCTTCATCGATCGCGAAGGTTCTGATCCAGAAGTCTCCAGCGCATGCGTATCTGGAGCACCCAAGGCTCGGCAATCAGCGTAAGCCGCCGTCCGAAGACATGGACGAAGGCACGCTGGTACACAAGCTGCTGCTTGGAGAAGGCACGCATATGGTGCTCGTTGACGCCGATGATTTCCGTACCAAGGAGGCCAGAGCCGCTCGGGATGCAGCGCGGGCTGCGCGCCAGACTCCGGTACTCCGCCGGAAGTACGACGCAGCAGTAATCGTATGCGAGAAAATCCGCCAGAACATCGCAGCGCTCGGCATCGATTTGAACGGCGCCAGCGAAGTGTCCATCGAATGGACGGAGGATGGCACGCTGGGGGATTCGGTGCTCTGCCGCTGCCGGATGGATCACGCGTGGATCGATGAGGGCAGGATTCTGGAACTCAAGAAGTGCGAGTCTGCGCACCCGAAAGACATCTCGCGCGCCATCGATAACTACGCCTACGATCTGGGCGCGATGGCGTACACGCGTGCGCTCGAGGCGCTCAAGCCGGAGCTGGCCGGTCGTGTGCAGTTCGGTTTTCTGTTCGTGGAGATCGAGCCGCCATACTGCGTGGTTCCGGTATGGCTGGATGGCGCTTTCACGAGCATGGGCCTTTCGAAGTGGAGGCGCGCCGTGCGGACGTGGGAGCGCTGCTTGACGTCCGGCAACTGGCCCGGATACGTGACGGCTCCAGTCCCGATTTCACCGCCGGCATGGGCGCTGGCTGCAGAGGAGTTGGCCGATGCCGTTTGAATTCAAGCGCGCCGCGCGCGAAGAGGTCGGCCTCATCATCGGGCTGGCCGGCGGCACAGGGTCTGGCAAGACCTACACGGCACTGACGCTGGCGAAAGGCATTGCCGACGGCAAGCCATTCGCACTGATCGACACGGAGGCAGGACGCGCGAAGCACTATGCGGATCAGTTCTCGTTCGATCATGGCGATCTGACGCCGCCATTCCGCCCGCAGCGGTACGCCGAGGCGATCCTTGCGGCAGACGCCGCGCATTACCCAGTGATCGTGGTCGACAGCTTCTCTCACGAGTGGGCTGGTGAGGGCGGCATCCTGGACTGGCAGGAGGAGGAACTCGACCGCATGGCCGGCGACGACTGGAAGAAGCGCGAGATCTGCAAGATGGCCGCGTGGATCAAGCCGAAGATGGATCACAAGAAAATGGTGCAGCGGCTGCTCCAGATCCGCGCGCACCTGATCCTCTGCTTCCGCGCCGAGGAGAAGATCGAGATGGTCCGCGGCGACGACGGCAAGATGAAGATCGTGCCAAAGGTCACGCGCACGGGCCTCGACGGATGGGTGCCTATCTGCGAGAAGTCGTTGCCGTATGAGTTGACGGCATCGTTCCTTCTGACGTCTGACGCCCCAGGTGTGCCGAAGCCGATCAAACTGCAGGAGCAGCACCGGAAGTTCTTCCCGCTGGATCGCCCGATCACACTGGACGCTGGACGGCGACTGGCCGAATGGGCAGCCGGAACTCCGAAGGTCGGATCGATGCCGGCCGCTGCCATCGAGAAACACGTCGACACCATGAACAATGCGATGACGCTGCCGGAGTTGCAGGCGGCGTTCGAGACCGCGAAGAGTGCCGCGAAGGCGGCTGGCGACAAGGCGGCGTATGATCGGTTCGTCGCAGTCAAGGATCTGCGGAAAACGGATGTGAAGCCATGAAACCTGACTACAAAGACGACCGCCCAGAGGCGGTGATCATGTGGGTAGGCTACGTCGTAATATCGATGTTGCTGTTCGTAATCGCGTGGGTTGCGTGGAGCGATGACGGCTTCGCAGGCGGGGTGTTCTTCGGCATCGTCATCTGCTTGTACGCCTGGATGACGCTCAAGTTTCTTTTGGCGCTGGATCGTGAGAGGGCGCGCAAATGAATCAGCAGCCATCATGGTGGACTGTCCCGGTGGCTGCGGTCGTCGTGGCATTAATCATAGTCCTCGCATCGCTTGTAGGTGGCTGCGCGCTAGCCCCGGAGCGCGTGAACGTCGAGCTGCAGCACACGTCGCACGTTACGCAGCATTTCTCGAGCAAGTACGACGGTCGACACTACGGCTATGACGCCGCAGGGCTGGATGTTCATTGGCAGTACAAGCGCGTCGGAGCAGACATATTCGAAGGCGCGGTGTTGGGAGCGTGCTCATTCGACCAGGTAGTCGACCATTGCGAGGCGCTCGCAGGCCCGCGCGAGGTCTTCAGTGCTCGCGTGGATGTCGCTCTATGGAGCAAAGAATGACTCCGGAAGCCATGTTCGGCGCCGCGATGGAAGGCATCATCGCAACTACCGGTGCTTACCTTGGGTGGCAGCGGTTCGGGGCGCCGTGGCTGACGTGGTACAGCGGTAGGTGGAAGCACGTCCCGGCGCGCAGGGCTCCGGAGTGGCCGAGAAGGCCGGTGTGGGCGAGGGCGTTGGCGTGGTTCATGGAGGGAGACGGCAGTGGCCGGCCACAGTCACGCTCCGCCGCTCAAGGGCGGCAAACACAACACTCCCAAAGATTTTATCGTTGAGCCCATCACGTTACATAAAGGGCTGACCGGCGCGAAGCCGGAAAAGGTATGCAAATGGGTACTCGATTTATTGAATTTCCAGCCCGGCGACACTTGCGCGGACTTGTACCCCGGAACGGGCGCAATGGGCCGCGTCGTGACGAATTGGGCGTTAACCGGATGAGCACGGTCATTTCAAGGAGACCATCATGTCGAAGATTTACCGTCAGGGAGACGTGCTTTTGCAGGCCGTCGCAAAGCTACCCGCTGGTGTCGAACGCGTTGACTCGCTCGTCGTCGCAGAAGGTGAAGCCACCGGTCACAAGCATCAGTTCCAGTTCGGTGACGCTGAGATGTATCGCGGTGCTGGCGGCGCGCAGTTCATCCGCGCTCTCAAAGAGGCCGCGCTCGGCCACGAAGAACACGAGACCGTAGTGCTGCCGCCGGGAATCTACAAGCGCATCCAGCAGGTCGAGTACACGCCGGCCGCGCTGCGCAACGTGGCGGACTGAGCCATGAGCACCATACTTGAACAGTACAAGGCTGCCTGCAACTTCCCCGGTGTGATTGACGTGCCAGCGGTTGAACGGGCGCTGGAAGCGTACTGCTCTGCATTGGGAGTGCAGCGCAGGATCGTGAAACTGCGTGCCGGCTGGCAGATTGGCGACTATCCGGAATTGGATGCGACCGTGCGCGAGATTCTGGAGGGCTTTGATAAGCGGACGGGGCGCGGTGAAATGATTGCCGCCCGCGACGCCCGCGACGCCCTCGACGCCCGCGACGCCCGCGCCGCCAGCGCCGCCCGCGCCGCCCTCGACGCCCGCGCCGCCCGCGCCGCCCTCGACGCCAGC